TGGCTACGCCGGTGGCGCCTTTAGCGGCTTGGAGCCTTCCAGGCGAAGCAAATGAAAGCATCATGAAACGTGTGCCACAACACGAGCCATGGAGCCATCATGAAAATTTTGATCCAATGGCAGTTGCATTGGCTAAAACAGACAGAAGTGAACAAGAAGATATTGTGGTTGCAAAACCGATCAATATTCCAGACACATTTAAAAATGCGAGGACATAATGCCAGGAATTAGTAGAGTGACAGTAGACACAGCAGTAGGCACAATAGTTGGTAATTTAGCACCAAAAGTTATTGTGGAAGGAGTACCAATTGTTGTTGTTGGAGCGGCAGTGGAGCCTCACGCACCTTGTCCAATACCTCCGCATTGTGATGCCACTATGAGCGGTAGCAGTGCAAAAGTAAAAGCAAATTCAATATTCATATGCAGGGAAGGAGACGCGGCAACTTGTGGTCACACCGCTACTGGTAGTGGCAAAGTATTTGCCGGTTAAATATCATTATGGCACACAAAAAATTATACAAAGAAGTCACAGTTACATCTGCACAAACAGCCAAGACTCCTGCTACACAAAGAATGTACAGAGGCATAAGCACTGTGAATCCAGACAACACCACATTCAGTTTAAATGACATTGGATTAATCAAACAGGATCTATTGAATCATTTTCACATATCGCAGGGCGAGAAACTTGAAAATCCTGAATTTGGCACGATCATATGGGACGTGATACACGATCCTTTGACACCAGATTTAGAAGAAGCAATTAAAGAGGATATTATCAAAATAATCGACAGTGATCCCAGAATAAAAGCAGACACTGTGATAATAACACCGTTTGAATCAGGGCTACAAATAGAAGTTGAACTGCAATACCTCAAATATAATGTATCCGAGAAATTGAGACTGACATTTGACGAGAATAATGGGTTACTGAATTAAATGCTCTGTTTATACAAACAAATAAATAATGTGATAACAAAGGAAACCAATGTCATCCACAGATAGACAAAACAGATTATTGCTGGCAGAAGACTGGAAAAGAGTATATCAGTCTTACAAAAATGCGGAATTCAAAAGTTACGACTTTGATACCATTCGCAGAACAATGGTTCAATACATCAGACAGAATTATCCAGAAGATTTCAATGATTATATTGAATCATCTGAATATCTAGCACTGATAGATTTGGTTGCATACTTAGGACAAAATCTGGCTTTCAGAACAGACCTGAACGCAAGAGAGAATTTTTTAGAAACAGCAGACAGAAGAGATTCAATATTAAGACTGGCAAGATTGATCAGTTACAATCCAACAAGAAATCAATGTGCAAATGGCTTGATGAAAATAGTAGGCATCAGCACAACTGAAAATATTGTGGACAGCAACAACTTGAATCTAAGTGGACAAACTGTGAGTTGGAATGATGCAGGTAATACCAATTGGTATGAACAATTTATAAAAATTTTAAATGCTTCTTTGGCTGAAAATGAAAAATTTGGAAATCCTGTTAAATCAGAAAACATAGATGCTGTGCCAACCAGTCAATACAGAATCAATGCTAACAGTGTGGACGTACCTGTGTATGCATTTTCTAAAACTGTAAATGGACAAAACTTACCTTTTGAAATTGTATCAACATCTTTCAATGAAGGTTCTGTAATAGAAGAATCTCCGTTAACAGGAAGAAAGTTCAGTTTACTGCACAAAGATGATGGCAAAGGAAATGCCAGCAACAACACAGGATTTTTTACACACTTTAGACAGGGTGTTTTAGACAACGGTGATTTTACAATTGATGTGCCGTCAGACAATCAATCTGTTGCAATTGAATCCAGCAATGTTAACAACACAGATGTTTGGCTATACCAACTGGATGTGGACACTGGATTAGAAGACACAGAATGGACAAAAGTTGATGCAGTAACAGGTAACAATGTTATATACAATTCAACATCAAAAAAATTAAGAAACATTTACACAGTATTGAGTGACACTGATGATTCAATCAGCCTGAAATTTGCAGATGGAATATTTGGAAATTTACCTAAAGGCAGTTTTAAGGTTTATTACAGAAGAAGTAAAAATCAAAATATTAGAATTACTCCTGCTGACATGCAAAACATTCAAGTGGATGTTCAATATGTTTCATCAAACAATCAAGTAGAAGTTTTAACATTAACACTTGGTTTGCAGTACACAGTGGATAACGCAACTCCATCAGAGACCAATGACAATATCAGATTGAATGCTCCGGCAACATATTACACACAAAACAGAATGATCACAGGCGAAGATTATAATGTTGCGCCATTAGGAACAAATCAAGAAATTATAAAAGTAAAAGCAACAAACAGAACTTCAAGTGGAATATCAAGATATTATGATCTAATAGATGCCACAGGAAAATACAGCAACACCAATGTGTTTGGTGCTGACGGTGTGATATACAAAGAAGAAACGGAAAATGTTGATTCATTCAGTTTTACAACTCAAACAGATATAGAAGGTGTAATCATAAATCAACTAGAACCACTGTTATCAAAAAATCAAACAAGAAATTATTATCTAGAAAAATTTCCTAAAATATTATTAACAGACTTAATTCCAGTTTGGCAACAAGTAACAAATGCCACAAACGAATCTACAGGGAAATTGATAGATGATGTGAATATTTTAGATTATCAAGTAGGCACATACACAGCCAGTCAATTGAAATACATTGAACCAGGTGCAATGATTAAATTTATTGCTCCAGCAGGCAAACATTTTATGGAAGACAATTCATTAATGAATGGAGTAGCGGATCATCCAGGATCAAAAGAATACATTTGGACATCTGTAGTTAGTGTGTACAATGACGGTGTTAACAACACTTCAACAGGTGCAGGTGCAATTAAATTTAACGATGTGATTCCAACTGGTGCTATTGTGAGTGAAATACTGCCTAAATTTGCAAAACAATTTTCCGACGATGTGAAAACAATCATTATTGATCAGGCGTTTGCATACAACAACTTTGGAATACGTTATGATGTTCAAACAAGAAAATGGAATGTGATTGATGAAAACAATTTGAATGTGTATGGAGATTTTAATGTTGGTAAAACAGGCGACGAATCCAATCAACAACTAGATTCAAGTTGGATAATCAAATGTATTAATGATGGTGCTACATACACAATCACATACAGAGGACTGAGATATGTGTTTGAAAGCAAAAAAGAAGTAAGATTCTTTTATGATAGTGCTGATAGAAACTTCAATGCAAAGACAGGCACAACACTTCAAGACAAAGTCAGTGTAATGTCGGTGAACACAAAACCAGACAGCAACAACGCATTCAACAATGATATTAATTTTGCTGTTTCTACAGAATACAGAACATTGAGTGGATATGTGGACAGTGCAAAAATAGAACTTACACAATTTGATTCAGATCAAGACGGCATAGTGGACAATCCAAATGCATTTGATTTGGTGGTCGATCCTGCAACTAACACAACAACCAAGTATATTTTTCAAAAATTGATAAACGACAGTGATGGCACACAAAGATATGCGTATGTTGATGCCACTTCAGAAAAAATTTATGTGAGACAAACATCGGTAGGTGCTGTGGGAGATTATCCAAATGGATCCATTGTTTATTTGATAGACAGCAACAGTTTCAAACAAGTGAACACAACAACAAACACCACTGCTAATGTATCAAATTATGTTGCTCACATTGGAAGAGACAATGTTAAGTTTCAATATGTACACACAGTGGACGGGAACACAAGATTAGATCCTAGTTCGTCAAACATCATAGACATGTACATATTAACAAGAACATATGACATAGATTTTAGATTATGGTTGGCAGGAGCCACAGCAACACAACCGGCTTTGCCCAGCAGTGATTCGTTGTACACAAATTTTAACACACCGTTGGCAAAAATTAAATCAATCAGTGACACAATTGTGTATCATCCAGTAAAATACAAAATCTTATTTGGATCACAAGCAGACACAAGTTTACAAGCAACATTTAAAATTGTTAAAAATACTGACCAAGTTACCAATGACAGTGATATTAAAAGCAGAATTGTCACAGCAATAAATCAATTCTTTGCTTTAGAAAACTGGGAATTTGGTGACACGTTTTATTTTTCAGAATTAAGCACATATGTGATGAATCAATTGGCGCCAGATGTATCAACTTTTGTTATTGTGCCTAAAGAAGGCTCAAAAGCATTTGGAAGTTTGTTTGAAATTAAATCAGAAAATGATGAGATTTTTATAAGTGGTGCTAAAGTTTCTGATGTTGCTATTATAGATGCTGTGACAGCCTCTAAATTAAGAGCAGACGGAAACATCACAATGAATTCATCAACAGTGAGTACATTAAGCGGAACACTGCCTACTAGCACAACTAGTTCAACTAGTTCAAGTTCAGGCAGTTCAGGAGGCTCTAGTGGAGGCAGTGGATATTAATGGCATACGACAACAATCAGAAAGACGTCAATTTGCCAGCCGGCAAAGACAACGGTAAAAGAGAGTCTTCAGAGTTTTTACCTAAATATTTTAGAACGCCGGTTAATAATAAATTTTTACACAGCACAGTTGACCAACTTATATCTCAAGGAACACTAGAAAAATTAAACGCATACTATGGACGTAAGGTTACAGATGCCTACAAAGCATCTGATTTATACGTGCCGGAAGTCACTGCTGACAGAGAGAACTACAAATTTGAACCCAGCATAGTACAACAAGATGAGCTCGGCAATGTAAACTTTTATTCAGACTACATAGATTTTGTTAATCAAATACAGAATCTAAACGGAAGCACCACTGATCACAGCGTTCTGAATGCTCAAGAATATTATGCTTGGTCTCCAAGAATTGATTGGGACAAATTTGTAAATTACAGAGAATACTTTTGGATGCCATATGGTGCATCAGCAGTCACAATAACAGGACAACAAAGAAATGTTGTCAGCACATACACAGTGACAAAGTCTGATCAAACAGACAACTATGCTTATATTTTCACGCCCAATGGACTTACTGCAAACCCAACACTAAAATTATACAAAGGGCAAACGTACAAGTTTGACATTGATGCACAAGGATTACCTTTTGTAATAAGAACACAACGCATACTGGATGATTCTTACAATGTCACTGTTGCTGATGGTATAGATGTACAAAGTGTGGAAAACGGTATTGTTACGTTTGAAGTTAAAGATTCAGCACCTGAAAAACTATACTATGGTAGCGACAATGATATCAATGCTTGGGGATTGATACAGATATACGACATTGAAGAAAATTCTGCAATAGATGTCACAAACGAACTGTTAGGTAAGAAAAATTATTCAACTGCTGATGGCGTTGAATTATCCAACGGTATGAAAATAAATTTTGCTGGCACAGTAACACCTGTGGAGTATGCTGACAAAACTTTTTTTGTTGAAGGTGTAGGTGAAGCAATTCAGTTAATAGATGCACAAGAATTAGAAGTAAGAAGTTCGTTCACAGACGTAACGCCGATTCCATTTGATTCTAAAAACTTTGACACTGTGGGTTTTGGAACAGCAACATCATATGCTGTTGACAAAGATTACATTGTGATAAACAGAGCATCGCCAGATAGAAATCCTTGGAGTAGATCCAACAGATGGATTCACAAGTCTGTAATTGAAGCAAGTGCTAAAGCAAACGGACAAATTGCAAATCTTGATCAAGACACAAGAGCAAGAAGACCTATCATTGAATTCGAAGCAGGCATCAAACTATACAATTTTGGTTTTAAAAAGAAAGAAAATATTGATTTAATAGACACAGTGACAAAAGATGTAATGAGCGATGTCGAAGGATCGCAAGGATTTTACATAGATGGTGTTGCGTTGACAAACGGAATGAAAGTTTTATTCACTGCTGACACAGATCCTCTGGTTAAAAATAAGATTTATGAAGTTAAATTTATCAAATTTACAGAAGGAACCACAGTCACAGATCAGATTAGTTTAGTTGAAACCACAAATGCTTCTCCATCAGAAGGAGAAACAATATTGGCTACCGACGGAAAAGTTGATCAAGGGAAATGGTATTACTATAACGGTACAACGTGGACAGCAGGACAAACAAAAACAAAAGTAAATCAAACTCCTTTATTTGATTTGTTTGATAGCAATGGCGTAAGTTTCACTGACACTATTGTGTACCCTAACAGTTCATTTACAGGAAACAAAATTTTTAAATATGTTGAAGGTACAGGAGCAGTAGATACAGAATTAGGTTTTGCTCTAACCTACTCTAATGTAGAAAATATTGGAGATATTGTTTTTGATTTTGATCTACTAAATCAAAGTTATACATACCAATCACAAAGTTTAAGCGGGACGTTGACTTCAGAAACATCATTTTTAAAGAAATATGATGCCGATGGTAATTTTAAAACAGTTAATGGTTGGACGAAAGCACCCACTGACAGTTTTCAAAAAATTAACAGACAGTACATTGCTACTGATAAACAAAAAAATAATTTTGCCATTGATGTTTACAATAAAAGTGGCGACTTGAACGATTTGTCAGCAAATGTATTTGTAAACAATAATAAAAAAGTTGAAAATACTGATTGGTCAATTCTAAGAATAGACGGTGTAGCATATGTTAATTTTACCAATGATTTAAAAATTGATGATGTGGTTGTAATTAGAACCAGCAGTGCAACTCCCAAAAATGATAATGGTCATTATGAATTTCCAACAAATTTACAAGCAAATCCACTTAATGCAAAAACAACTAAATTTACTGTTGGGCAAGTGACTGATCATGTTAAATCTATTACAAATGAACTAAAAGATATTCAAGGTGTTACTCCGGGTTCTAGTAACCTTAGAGATTTTCCAAATGCAACGCAGTATGGTAGAAAGTTTTTACAACACAGTGGACCGATGGTGTTGTCTTCATATCTTTTAAACAATAAAGACGTTAATATAATTTCAGCAATCACAAGAAGTCAAACTGATTATTTCAAATTTAAAAGATCATTTATCAGTGCAATGGATGATTTAGGATTTGACGGAACTTCCAGTCAGATGGTTGATGAAATTTTAACAAAATTGAACAAAGACAATAATAATTCTTTACCATATTTTCAAACAGACATGCTGGGCATAGGTGCATACAAGACTACAAGCCACACAGTATTAGACATCGACAACAAATTTTTTGCTTTGTCAAATGATTTTGATCTTACAGCACTATCTATCAAAGCAGTGTACGTGTACCACAACGATGCACAGTTGGTTCATGGAGTTGATTATGTGTTTGCTGACGGATTTGTGCAGGTTACAAAAACAGTTGCATTGGATGATATCATAGTTGTAAATGAATTTGAAACAACAAATGGATCACACATTCCAGCAACACCTACTAAATTAGGATTGTATCCAAAGTATACTCCAAAACTTTATTCAGACACCACAGCAGTTACTCCAGTAAACGTGATTCAAGGTCACGATGGAAGTGTTATTGTTGCATTCAATGATTTTAGAGATGATGTTATATTAGAGTTGGAAAAAAGAATTTTTAACAATATCAAAACAAAATATGATGAAACATTATTTGATATCAAGTCATTTGTGCCAAGAGCATACAGCACAAACAAATTCACTTACGAATCTGTCAACAAAACACTACTAGGAGATTTTAATGATTGGTTAACTTTTATTGGCAACGATGATTACACAGCCAACACTTATCACACAGAAGACAACAGTTTAACGTGGAATTACAGCAGTATGGTTTCTCCACAAAACAAAAACTTGTTAGGATTCTGGAGAGGTGTGTACACTCATGCTTATGATACAGATAGACCAAATATTGCTCCATGGGAAATGCTTGGATATTCACAAGCACCTACATGGTGGGAAACTGTTTATGGACCTGCACCATACACAAAAGATAATTTAATTTTATGGCAAGACCTTGAAAAAGGTATTGTAAGAGAGCCTAACAAAAAAATTGTAATCAAAGACAAATACAAAAGAACTGGATTAACAAATAATATACCAGTGGACAGTGACGGCAATATTAGAAGTCCGTTTGATAGTGGTTACGCCAGCGGTAGTGCGTTACAATTAACACAAGACAAGTTTAAATTTGGTGATTATTCTCCAATAGAAAATACTTGGAGAAGAAGTGTTCATTATCCGTTTGCTCTTTTAAAAAGTTATATTTTACACCAACCCAACAAAGCAATAGGGATTGGATTAGACACAGATAAAATTAGTAGAAATGCAAGTGGTCAAATTGTGTACAATTCTGCGACTGCAATCAGACCTGCAGATATTGTTTGGCCCAGCAGTGTAAATGATGACACTGTAACACTGACATCTGGATTGTTAAACTATGTTTTTGAAATAGTTGAAAACTCACAAACAACCAACTATGCAGATTACAAAAAACAATTCGCAGGATTACAAACGCAAATAGGTTTTAAAATCAGAGGTTACAGTAACAAAGACAAATTTAGATTGTTGTTGGACAGTAAAACGCCATTAAATTCTTCAACTTTATTTGTTCCAGAAGAAAATTACAAACTGGTTTACAATGTTTCTACACCTGTAGAAATTATCACATACAGTGGCTTGATAGTAGAAAAACTAGCCAGAGGATTCAGCATAAAAGGATATGACAAAGATGATCCTTATATTAGATATCATTCTGTATTTCAACAAACAAATGATCCAACAATCACTGTTGGCGGAATAAGTGCCTCATTTGTGAATTGGAGTGAAAACAAAAGATATGACAGTGGAACATATGTAAAATTTCAAGATAATTTTTATGCTGTTGATGAAACACACATAGCAACAGAAACTTTCGATGTGTCTAAATTTATCAAATTGGTTGATTTACCAACTGAAGGCGGTGCGACTGGTATTTTAAGAAATAAATTTTTAACAGATACAGTACAATCTGTAGCATACGGAACAGTTTTCGAAGACATTCAAACAGTTGTTGATGTGATATTGGGTTATGAATCATATCTTAAAACAAAAGGATTTGAATTTGATCAATATGATTCACAAACACAATTGGTTGCAAACTGGCAATTAAGTGTAAAAGAATTTTTATTCTGGACAACACAAAATTGGGATGAAGGTGCTGTAATCAGTCTAAGTCCAGCCAGTAAAAAATTAGTTGTAACATCAAAATATGCCACAACAGATAATGTTGTAGAAAATTATTATTCTTATGGTGTATTAAAAGAGGACGGAAATAAACTAGATAGAACTAATTTAAGAATAGTAAGAAAATCAAATACATTTGAATTGTTTACAAAAAACACAGTGAACGGGATATATTTTGCTAAAGTTCCTCTTGTTCAAAAAGAACATGTTTGTCTAATAGACAACACCACAGTGTTTAATGATTTAATCTATGATCCAGCAAGTGGATACAAACAAGACAGAATTAAAATGTTAGGCTATATTACAGAATGGGATGGTAGTTTAAATATTCCAGGGTTCATTTTTGATGAAGCAAAAGTAAAACTTTGGGCACCTTACACAGACTATGCAATGAGTGATGTGGTAAAACACAAACAATTTTATTACACAGCCAACACAAAATTAAAAGGTACCACAGAATTTGATGATAACAATTGGCGTAGACTAGAAGGTAAACCTGAAAGCAATTTGCTATCGAACTTTGATTATCAAATAAACCAATTTGGCGATTTCTATGATTTAGATACAGATAACTTTGATAGACAGCAACAAAAACTTGCTCAACATTTAATTGGATATCAACAAAGAGAATATCTAAGCAACATTATCAATGATGATGTGAGTCAATACAAGTTTTATCAAGGATATGTTAGAGAAAAAGGAACAGCAAATGCTCTTAATAAATTGTTTGATGCACTTGCCAGTGCTGATAAAGAAAGTTTAGAATTTTTTGAGGAATGGGCAATCCGTAAAGGTCAGTATGGAGCAGTGGATACATTTGACGAAATAGAATATAAATTGGATGAAAGTCAATTCAGACTGAACCCGCAACCTATTTTATTGACAGATGATCAACCAGCAACAGCAACAGATTTAGTTTACAGAATACAATCAGGACAAACATATCTAAAACCTACAGATTATCAACACACTCCATTTCCTGTAAAATATGAAAAGAACACATATATCAAAAATGCAGGTCCGGTTAATCCTATAGACATCACACTAACTCTAGCAGATTATGATGACTTGTTGACGTCAACAAGTGTGTCAACACTGGACGAAGGGCAATACGTTTGGGTGGGTAATAAAAAAGGCACTTGGAATGTTTTAAGGTTCAGTAACACAGAGCAAAAAATTGTTTCTATAATTAAAGATGGTTCAACTATCACTGTAAACACATTGAACAATCCAGACATGGAAGTAGGAGAAGTTTTTGTTGTAAATGCTGATGGTACAGATTATGTTTTCAAATCTACTTTTGTTGGTATTACATCTATTCAATGTGAAGATGTAGAAGGATTTGCTTCAATACCTTCTGCTGTTGGTTTTATTAAAAGATTTACTGAATCAAGATTAAGTTCTATCACAGACATAAACACAAGAATAGTTGATCAAGGACTAAGAAACAATGAGAAATTTTGGGTTGATGAATCAGATGATGGCAAATGGAAAATTGTTAATAATAAATTTGTATTCAAAAAACACAATGAATTGAGTTCTACAAGCACATCAGGAGACGAAAGTTTCGGCACAGTTATAGCGGCAAACAAACAAAACTCTACAGTGTTGGTCAGTCAACCCACAGATGAAGATGGAAAAATTTATGTGTTCACAAGAGGCTCTGAGAGCGGAACATTATCATTGGCACAAATAATAGAAGCACCCACAACAGATTCATTGTTATCAAATGTTGATTTATTTGGTGCATCAAGTAGTTTTGGTAAAGCAGTTGATATTTCACCAGATGGAAATTTTGTAGTAATAGGTGCTCCAAATGCCGGCAATTTAAAAACTGAATACAAAGGAGTGTATAGTACAAGTTCTAATTACAATGTTGGAAACATAGTGCAATACAAACAACAACTTTGGAGAGCAACAAATCAAGTTGAAGGTGCAATAGCACAAGATTTATTTTCAACATTTGATGCATCGGCTTTTTACAAAGAAAATGTTGGATTCCAAACAACAAATTTATTGATAGGCGACAGTGTTTTTGCAAATCAAACCACAGATCACATGTTGATAAGAGCATCTGCTGATCAATACACAGCAACTAAAATAGGTGATAGACTCATATTAGATTATCTTGATTTTAACAGTGCTTATTCAATTGATAGAAACAATTATTCTAAAGCACCTCTAGAACCTTTTAATGGAGCGGATTCACCAACCATCAAGAACAATGTATTCAGTGGTGCTGAAATATCTATCCAAGAAAAGATTGATGAAATATTAGAAGTGTCTAACACATTGACAGACCCTGTGATAGGAAACATATTAAGCACATCCACAGCAGACGGTACAGTTGTGTATGTAAGAAAAGTTGCCGCTAAGACATTGGTATACCTTAAAGATGTTTCTGGTGTATTTGCTGAAAGCGGAAGTTTATTGTTAGACATATTACCTATAGGGGAGTATTCAAGAGTAAATTCAGAAGCATACGATTATTTAGGCGGTTGGTGGAAAGTAGGCATAGGAGCCAGTGTTTCAACCAATGCAGGATCGGATGTTACAACCAATACTGTGATACAGGACATAAAGGTGTTGAATGAAGTAAGAGACACCAACTTGTTTTTCAGTTCGTTAGAACAATCCATTGCTCCAATAACTCCTCAAGCACCGTTGGTAAAAGCACAATTTGGTATTGGAACATACTATCAAGATTATTACATAGATGCAGGAACAAATTCATGGCAGACCAATGCAACTCCTCAAGCAACTTTAAGTAACAAGTGGTTTGTGAGAACAGGTTATGATATTGCTCATGACAGCACATTAAATTCTAGTAATTCAAGCAACAACATAAGTGTGTGGGTGAACAATGATGGTACTGATACTTTTGCCACATTGAACATTAATAGTTCGGACACAAATGGACTTAAAGAAGTTGTAGACATATGGGAAGGTTACATTGATGTAGATTCACAACCGGACAACAATGCAAATTATTATTTTCCAACAGCAGGCGTACACCAAATTTACGATCCACTTACTCAGGCACAAGCAGATGTAACTTTCGTTCAATTTATAGCCTTAGAAAAAATTAGAATTTACTTTAACAACAGTAACAATAAACAGTTTAGTCTAGGATCTAATGCTGGTGCGTCATCCACTATTACTAGAATAGGTGGCGGAGTAAACAGAACGCTGGGATCTATTGAACAAGCAGTACAGTCAGGAGACACAGACGGAGATATTTTAGTTTTTGAACACACAGCACCTATTACAGCATCCGGTGATCCAGACTTCTACACAGTGAATGATATAGAATATTGGATTTGGGACGAATTTGAAAACGTGGCTGGAATCAGTCAAACTGCTAACATACCAGGAAGTCAAAACAAAGATTGGTTACAAATACACAACATACCGATTGGAGAAGGTGTTCAAAGTGGTCTTACAAATCAAGGTGCATTTTTAATTTACAAAAAAAATACACAAGGATTGTTTGAATACAGTTCTGCATACACTGTGCCTGACACTCAAAGTGGTTTAAGATTGGGAAGCAGAATTCAATTGCGTGATGTTGGAGGAAATATCACAGCATTCATCGGCGCTGGAGGTGATGGCACTTCAAACTTACCAGGCAAAATTTATTTTGTAAATTACAGTGCTACTAAAAATTGGTGGTTAGGCGTAGATAAAAATTACATGGGTGTGTTTGATGATCAAACAGATTACCTAAAAGACGAATTGGTGGTGTTTGGAAATCAATTGTACAAAGCAAAAACAAATATAAGTGCAAATGCTTGGCAGTCTAGTTTATGGACATTACAAGACACTCACACAGACTTTTTAGGTTATGTGCCTAATGATACTGGTGTTGAATTGCAAGGCGATTCCACATTGGACCAAAACAATTTAATTAAATTTGCCAACACTTTTGATGTTGACACAAATGGTGTGAATGTTGTGCTGACAAACAAATACAGTGATGACAGTCAGAATGTTGTGGTCTACAGACAGAGTGATGGACACTACACTTACAAACAAACCATAACACCTGTGGATGATTCTGCCACGATTATTAATTTCGGCGCAGACATAAGCATATCTGGAGACGGTGAGTTAATTGCTGTTGGAAGTCCATTGGTAGATCTTGCTGACACAGACATGGGATCAGTTTATGTATACAAGAAAGTTGATAATGATTCTGGACAATACACATTAAATCAAACACTTGTGAGTCCAAGCAGAGAAACATCAGCACAATTTGGAAATACATTATCGTTTAGTGGAGACATATTAGCAGTTACATCATTAAAAGGTGATCAGCAATTGTCTACATTGATTGATGCTGGAGAAACAGTGTTTGATGGCGAAATGACAAACTTTGTAGAAACACAATCAGATGTAGGATCAATACACTTGTATCAAAAATTTGAAAACACTTTATTATATGGTGAAAAATTTACCTACGTAAATGACACATTAGAACAATTTGGAACTAACTTGTTGGTTAACAACAATCACGTTTATGTGGGATTACCTAAACTACAATTAGAAAACAAAGAAAAAGGAACGTTGGTTGATTTTAGAAAATCACCTGTAGAATTTAATTGGAACAGTCTGCATGAAAGCAGTGAAGGAATAGATCAACCGGATTTATCAAAAATACAAGGAATATTCCTTTACAGCAAGTCGACAAACAAACTATTAACAAGATTAGATTATGTTGATCCAATATTTGGAAAAATTCCTGGACCAGCAGAGGCTGAAATTTCATACAAAACAAACTATGATCCAGCAGTGTATAATAGTTCTACAACAGTTGGAACATTGGATACAACCAATCACTGGGACGATTCGCAAGTGGGTAAATTATGGTGGAACATCAGCAAAGCAACCTATTACTATCCTTACCAAAGTAATATAATTTTCAATAATTCATATTGGAACAAATTATTTGTAGGTGCCAGTATTGATGTGCATGAATGGATAGAATCACCTTATACACCTGCTCAATACAACACAATCAGTGAGTCCGATGAAGGACCAGAATTAGGTATTACAGGAACAGTTGAACGAACAACAGATTTTGTAACTAAAAAAGTTTATGATAAAGTTGCCGGTGTGTTATCTAACAGATATTTTTATTGGGTTAAGAGTAAAACAACAACTCCGGAATTAGAATCAAGAAAATTAAGTGCAAATGCTGTTGAAAAAATGATTAAAGATCCAAGAGCTCAAGGTTACAAATATGTGACTGTGTTTGGCAAAAACAAATTTGCAATTATCAACTGCGATTCATTTATTCAAGACAAAGACACAATTATAAGTTTTAGATTGAACACAGTAGAAAGTAAAAACAATATCCATAAAGAATATGCTATATTAACACAAGATTCTGCTACAAGCACACTGCCTAAAGATGTAGAAACAGTTTGGTTCGACAGTTTAATTGGTTATGATTCAAAATTAAACCCTGTGCCTGATCCTAATTTAAGTGACAAATTAAAATACGGTACATTACAAAATCCAAGACAAAGTTGGTTTGCTAACAAACAAGAAGCATTGAAGCAAACAATGGAAAGAGTTAATACTTCTTTAAAAACAAAACTAGTTGTTGATGAAATTGACATTAGTAATTTGATAAAATCAGATCCAGCACCAACTATCAACACAGGGTTATTTGACACAACTGTTGATACAGAAAAAGATCTAGATTTTGTAGGAGTAGGATCAGTTAAACCTGCATCGTTGAATATTACAGTGACAGACGGACAAATTTCTAACGTTACAATTACAGATGCTGGTAAAGGATATAAATCAATTCCAACATACAAGATAAAAAGCATCACAGGTGAAGGTGCTGTGATAGGATTAACGATAGATGTTAATGGTTCTATTAACAGTGCTAAAGTTTTAAAAACAGGAAGCAATTACAAGGATAATGCAACTGTACAAGTTAGAACGTTCAGTGCATTGGTCAGTGCCGACAGCACAGTAGATGGCAAGTGGGCAATATACAATTACACTATTGGAGATGGATGGCAGAAAACAAAAATACAAGCGTTCAATGTGAATCTATATTGGAATTATGCTGACTGGTATAAAACTGATTACAGTCAATTCACTGCTATTGACCATGTGATTGCACAAAGTTATGAAATTAATACACTAGATGACAGCATTGGACAGATTGTAAAAATTGAAACAATAGGATCTGGTGGATGGTTGTTGTTGAAAAAAATTGATAATCAAACTGATGTGGATTACACTGTGAATTATGAAACAGTTGGAAGACAAAACGGGACTATTCAGTTTTCTGAGAAATTGTATGTGTACAGTGGCAATGTTGGATTCGATTCAAACAGTTTTGATATTCAGTTGTATGATAGACAGCCAATTCAAGAGACACGTGTAATATTAGAAACAATCAGAGACAAAATATTTGTAGAAGAATTAGCAATAGAATACAACAAAATGTATTTTGCTGGCATTCAGTATGCGTTATCTGAAAATAAATTAAACGATTTTGTTTTTAAAACAAGTTTTGTTAAAGCTCAACACAATGTAGGTGAATTAGAACAAAAAATTACGTTTAAAAACGACAACCTATCTAATTATGAAGATTATGTGCAGGAGATTAAACCATATAAATCTAAAATCAGAGAATACGTTAGTTCATATGAAAAAACTGAACCAACAAATAGTGTAATCACTGATTTTGATTATGCACCTAAATATGTGAATGGTGAAATTACTCCATCAAAAGTTACAGTTAACAATGATGAGTTGATTGGTGCAGATGGTATCACAACATATCCAGACAAAAATTGGAAAGATAACATAGGTTACAAAATCACTGCAATCAACATTGCAAATGGCGGAACATCATACACTAATCCACCTGCTGTGGTAATTA